CGGGGCTTTCTCGATCGACGGTCGCAGGCGTGTCTTGCAACGGCACGACGGGTGAGCGGGAGGGTTGCCTGCCCCACCCGGCCAGAAGAACTCGCCTGCGACCGGTACGGCAGTGCCGCCCAACGGTGTGCAGATCGGGCACACATCGAACGGACCGGTGATCCATTCCTTCTGCGAATCCGGTGACGCTACCCCGGCAGCGATCATCGCGTCGTGCTGGGCTTGTATCCCTGCGTTCTGGGCGACCGCGATTTCGGTGCGGGCGATCATGCGGGCACGGGCGCGCCGGAGCCGGTCGCCGTGGCGTGCCATCTGCTTCTCAGCGACGTCGAGAACGCGTTGAGCGTCCGCTCCGTTGCGTGCAGCCCGATACCCCGCGGCGTTGCCTGAGCGTTGCACAGCGAGCGCCCAGCGGTCGTTGAGGCCGCGTGTATGCACCGCGACCCGTGACGCGAGATCAGCGCCGTTCGGCGTGACCGGCGACACCTCCGACAGCGCGGTGTAGATCGTTGATGCGGTTTGCTGCGGGGTCAACCCGACAACGGTCCGCCCCGTTTGGAACGACTGCGTGACCGTGAACGAGCTTTGCACGATCACGTCAATCGAGTTGATCGTGACCTGCGACAGGTCGGTCAGGATGCGTTGCGACTGGAACCGGGCGTGGATGCGTGCCGGGGCGTTCGGGTCGGTCACGTCGAACGATTGGATCGAGGGTTGCCACACGACCTCGTCGAGTGCTTTGCGTAGCTCTTGTGTTGAGCGGAGCCGGACGTTTGATCCGAGTTGACGCAGTCGCCGGTTGACGTCTTTGCGTTGCTGGGCGGCGTCATCCATTTGGCCAACCTGAAACGCTGCGAACAACGGGCGTTCGATCATCGTCGGGTCATCCTCGACGAGGTTCGTGATTCGGCGAGTCAACGCTGTCGGGCGGACACGGCCGTAGATGTAGTCCTCGACGAGCGATGGCGGGATGGCGTCAGCGATCTGGTTGACGGCGGTAGCTAGAGTGCGTTCTGAGCCGTACAGTTTGTCGCTGTCGGTCGGGCGGAACTCGGGGCGGTGGTTGTCGTGCCGCTGCTTCTCGACCAGCCGCACCCGGACGGTCATGCGCGGATAAAGACCGAACCGGACACTGTGCCGCTGACGACGTCGAGGTAGATGCCGCCGGGGCAGTGGATGCCGTTCGGGCCGTACCAGGCGGTCGCTGAGCCGTTCGCTGCGGCTGCGAGCGCTGCGACATGATCGCCGGTGTTGTCTGTCCCGTCATGCAGGTGCGCCTGCAACGCACCCGCTGCCTCGTCGGTGATGACGACGCCGTACAGGACCGACGAACCCGTGACGACTTGACCGTCGACGGCGGGCAGCGCGACGACCTCGGTTGGTGCGCTATACGAGCGGTGCGATGTCGCCATCAGTCAACCTCGGCGACTTCGTCGTTGGGTAGCCCGCCGATCTCCCGCAGATAATCGTCGAGCGTGTCGTCCGGCATCAGCGCCCCAGCGGTAGCGAGGCGGCTGACATAGTTCGAGATCGTGTCGAGGTCGGGTGCCCGTGGAGCGGTGTACGTGATCGTCGGGCCGAGGCGGGGATCGATGCCGTTGATTCGCATGAGGCGAGGGATCGCATACGAGTTGAGGACGTCTGCGATGTTTGCGAGGTACGCCGAGATCGAATCTTGGAACAGTTCGATCTTCGATACGGACAGTGCTTGCGCTCCGATCCGGTCATGGCCGACAAGCAAGAAATCGGCGAGCATCGTCATCGCGATGCGGGTGTCGTAGCGTCCGATGATCTGGTTCGTGTCGAACTGGCGGCGACCGCCGGTCGACATGAGTTTGATGTCGTAGGCGAGGTTCCCGGTTTCAGGGTCGTAGGCGAGCGGGAACACCAGCCCTTCTTGCTCGTCGCGTCGGATGTTGCGCACGATTTCTTTGATCGCGTCGAGTGCTTGCCGTTCGGCTGCGGTCGCAGAGTTTGAGAGAAGCTGCGGCGGCACCAACGCAACCGGCATGCCTGCCAGGTCCCGCTCGATGCCGATTGCCTCGATTTCGCTGATGCGCTTTTGGTAGTAGTACGAGACGTAAGCCGACCGCAGGATCGACCGGCCTTGCGGGTTGTTCATCCGTGTCGTTGTGCGAAACAGCAGCGACTTCTCGATCGGGATCAGCGTGTTCGTTCCCTTTGACGGGTCCTGCTGGATTGCGCCTTCGATCCCACCGTGCTGATCGAGTTTCCATTCCGTGATCGTGTCCTGCGCCCGCACCGGAAGTTTGCGCCAGCCGATCCTGCCGTCATCAAACTTGGAAGATGCGCCGTCGTCAGCGAAACCGGTGCGGCGCTTATAGACGATCTCATGCAGCGAGTAGCCGTACACGAGAAAGCCGAGCACAGACGACACGAAATCTTCCCACGACGTCGACATGTCCGACATGCATGACGCAACGAACTCGGCTTCGTTGATCGCTGCCTGGTCGTCTGAATCGGCGGGCTGCACAGTCCAGTCGACGGACCGGAACAGCATCTCAATCGAGGCGAGCGTCGCGCCGATGACCGGATGGTTCTCCGCCATCTCGCGGTAGATCGCCATCCCGGCGCGGCCTTGCAACTGCCGCAGGAAATCTTCAGTGACTTGCCCGGCGTTTACTGACAGGCCCGACGAGCCAACCTCAGCGAAGTCGGTCGAGGTTGCCTTCTTCGTTTTGACCGGCGTCGTCCGGCCAGCCGTCCTACTCTGCGCCACGATCGGCAGCCTACTCGCTGGCGCTAGTCAGCGACAGGTCGGCTTCGATGCGGCGTGCTTTACCGCCGATCGAGTAGCCGCGCAACTGGCCTGCTTTGATGAGTTCCCATGCCCACGATTCCCACACGACGCCCATGAACGGCGTTTCGGCAGGGAACTCGACTTTGCGGATTTCTTCGCCGGGCAGCGACAACGACGTCGCGATCGGCATCGGCCACGTCAAGATCTCGACCATTTCACCGGCAGCCTTTTCGGAGTGTTGCAGGAAGATTGTGCGGTCACCGGACCGGACCCAATCCCAGATCGCCTTCTGGAGTGTGGGTGCGTCGATGAACTCGCCGTGCCCGTCGAGGCGGCCGGGGACGTACACGGGTCCGAGGGTGTAGCGTTCCTCGGCTTTCGCGAACGGGACGACATGATGCAGCGCAGCGAGTTTCTCGGTCGTGTCGCCGGTCGTGTACGGCGGAGCGAACCCGATCGCTTCTAGGCGGTCCTCGATGATTGAGCGGGCGAGGCCGACGAGTTCGTCGCCGACTGCTTTCTCGGTCAGGTGGTGTGCTGCGATCAACTGCTCGGGTGTCATTTCGTCGAGAGAACGGGTAAACGATTCGATCTGAGCGAGGCGTTCTTCTGCTGCGCCGAGGGTCGGGTAGCAGCCGAATCGGCGGCCACGGTCCTCGGAGTAAACGCAGAACTCGCCGTTCTCCTCAACGACTTCTTTTCGGAGGTCGTAGCCGTAGCCTTTCTCCTCGTCGTCGTAGCCTTTCGCTTCGGCGTGCATGTGGTGCGGTTTCCAGGCGTCGCACATCCCGGAGGCTTGCACCTCGGCATCCCACCGGAGGCACCATATGCCGTTGTTGAGCGCGGTTGCGTATTTGCAGTTGCCGCAGTTGCGAATGTCGTCGGCTTGCCGGTACGAGGTAGGCAGCGCCTTCTCGATGTGGTCGGTCATGGCTTTCCTTGTCGATAGCGGGTGGCCTTCGGGGAGCAGGTCGGTGTCGAACTTGCCGCTCGGGTATCTGCCGGTGCGGACTGCTTGCAGGAACGTGTTGACGCGTGCGTGTGCCCACTGGTCGGACGTGCCGACACCGGGCCGGACCGATTCAGGGTTCGTGTTGTATGCGCCGACGCCGCGCTCAAACACGGCGGTCAGCATCCCGAGCGTAACTCGTTTCGATGCGGTGCCGCCGTGCTTGTCGTTGTGCTCGTCGACTTTGTTCTGCAACGCCTGCCGGACTCGGGCTGACACGGCTTTCTCCAGCCGGTCACGGGTGCGTTCGGCCCATGCCATTGCGTTCATTCGGTCCTGGCCGAGAGAGCCTCCCCACAGCAGCCACGCGACCTGGCCCGGTGTTGGCCGGTCGGTTTCGCCACGCAGGTATTCGTTGGCTTTCGGCGAGTCGAGGTCGCCTCGATGCCGAGCGAACCACGCCGCCATTCTCATCACTTTGTCCTCGGAGACGTTGCCGCCTGCCATCGCACGGGCTTCTCGGACCGTGGCGGGGCGTAGACCGTCCCCGGCGAACTCGATCAAGTCGAGGCCACGGGACGCGTTGGCGGAGATGTACGACGGG